GTTAGTAACTGCTGAAAGCGAAGAAGAAAAACAATTAAAAAAAGTAAATAAGGAATTAGAATATAATAACGATGAAAGGGAGAGAGATATTTCGTATATAAAAGAACAACAAAGGCAAACACAAAAATTATATGAAAATGAATTGAGGTTAATGAAAATTAACGGTGCAACAGAAGAAGAAATTAATGCGAAAAAATTTGGACAGATTGATAGAGGATTAAAGTCAAACGCCGAGTTAATTTTACAAGAAAAAAAGAAGATTGAAAACAATGAGAAACTAATCGCGGGATTGCCACCGCTTAAACAACGAACAGAAGAGCAGTTGGTCTTGCATGAAAAATACGCAGATGTAATTGATAAATCAAACATAAACATTTTCGATTTAACACAAGCTAATGATGATTTGAACATAAGTTATCAGGAGTTATCAAATTCTCTAAATGGAGTAACAGAAAGCCAAGAGGCAGATGCAGAAGCAAAGAAAAAACAAATTGAATATTTGCAAAAGCAAAAGGATTATTATATTTCATTATCCAATGCAGGAGAACCAGGTTCGATAGGGTACTATAATTTTTTATTGGGTGAAGTCAATAAGCAAATCTTAACGATGAAACCTGGTTCAGATGCTTACAATGCATCTTTAGAGCGGCAAATAAAACTAACCAATGATTTAACTATAGCCACAGAATTAGCAAGATTAGCTAAAGTAAACGCAGGACGAAAAGATATTCCAATAGAACTATTGCCAATGGCACCAATTATTGCATTGGAAGAAGATCCGGAAATTAAAGCTGAAATACGAAAACAAGATGCAATAGGTAATTCAGTAAGAAAAGGAATTGCAGACCGTAAGGCACAAAAGCAATTAGAGAATAAAACAAATTTAGATTTAGCGTTAAACGGTGCAAATTCTCTTTTAGCTTTAGTAAATTCTTTTCCAGCAAAAACTTTAGCTGGAAGAAAAAGATTGTTTGAAATAAATAAAGCTGCTAACATCGCAACGACAATTATAGATACTTATATGAGTGCGCAAAAAGCGTATGCTTCTCAATTATCTATTCCAACTCCAGATGCGCCAGTTAGAGCAGCAATAGCGGCAGCATCAGCAGTTGTGTTAGGACTTGCAAAAGTAAATGCTATTAGTAGAACTAATTTTCAATCTACATCAGCACCAAGTTTAAGTTCATCATCTTCATTCGGTGGAAGCGGCGCACCAACAACAGAATCAACACCTATTAACCCAAACAACCAACCGACAACAAATTTAAACGGACAGGGAGGAGGAAATGATAATTCAACGAAAGTATATGTAACGGAAACAGATATTAAAAGGGTTATTAATCGTGTGAATGTTATCGAATCACGAGCGCAATTTCGATAGGTGTTAAATAAACATTTATGCCAAGTATGTATTTATTGTTATGAACTTACCCATTTACCAACTCACACTTTCAGCAGAAAATGATGGAGTTGAATATGTTGCTTTAGTAGATTCACCTGCTATTCGGCAGGATTGGATTGCGATGAAGAAGCAGCCGGAACAATACAAGCTCAAACTTGTCAACGAAGAAAAGAGGATTGTCGCAGGGGCATTGATGATTCCTGATATGCCGATTTACCGAATGAATGAAAAGTTAGGTGAACACTTTGTAATCTTTACAAAAGAAACTATTGAAAAGATTCGTGATAAGTTTCATCGGTTAGGCAATAATGCCAATGTGAATCTGATGCACGACCCGAATCAGAAAGTTGATAATTGCTTTATGATTTCGGATTTCATTATTGACTCTGAAAAAGGAATTGCACCAATGAAAGGAACAGAACATTTAGCGGATGGTACATGGTTTTCTTTTTACAAAGTTGAAAATGATTCTGTTTGGGAAACCGTAAAAGACGGAACATTCAAAGGGTTCTCAGTTGAGGGACTTTTCACCTATTCAGATACGCCGTACGAAGCCGAAGTATCAGAATTTTTATCAGCGATTAAAAAAACAGATTTAGATAGTTTGTATTTATTATTAGAATCTGAACAAATGACCGCAAAAGAATTAATCGAGAAAGCAAAATTGACTTTCAAATCAACACCTCAGAAATTTATGGAAGTAAAAACACAAGACGGAATTGCTATAACAATTGACGGTGATATGCCGATGGTTGGTGCGGCTATCCGTATTGGTGATGCAGTTGCTCCTGATGGCGATTATATCTTGGAAGATGGTTCAACTATTTCAGTTTTAGCTGGCGCAATTGCAGAAATAGCAACAGCAGCAGTTGAGGAAACAGAAGGTGAGAACATGAAGAATCTGATGGCTTCAATGGAAGAAAGATTGAAGTCACTCGAAACAAAAAATATTGAAATGGAAGCTGCTCATAAAACAGCAACCGAATCAGCAGTTACAAAAATGACTACTGAAAATAACGAGCTGAAAGAAAAAGTTGAAACATTAACTATTCAGTTGAAAGAAACTTTCGCAGTAGTGGAAGCAATAGCAAATGAAGAAGTTGTTGTTGATAATTCAGCAAACATTCAATTCAAAAAGAAAGAGGCAAAAAACTCACGCCTTGAAAAATTAGCAGAAATTAATTCAAAACTTAATAAATCTTAAAATAAAATGGGATACAGTTTAGGAACGCTCACAGCGTATGTAAAACAGAATGCAGATATGCTTGCCGTTGCTTCGGTAATGGGTGGTAAGACTGCCAAAATGATGACTCCGATGCTTGATGTGAAGTCAAGTGCGACCATCAATATTATGGACTCGGATGCGGTATTTCAAGCCGACACCGCTTGCGCCTTTAATGCTTCAGGAACCACAACTATCACACAACGGACGATAACAGTAGGTCGCGTGAAAGTTGAAGAAGCAACTTGCCAAAAAGATTTTGAAGCGTATTATACGCAACAGAAATTAAAAGCAGGTGGAACTTACACAGATATGCTTTATGCAGCAGATTATACTAACTTGAAAGTTGCTAAAATCCAATATCAGAATGAATTGGGTATCTGGCAAGGTGACACCACCAGTGCCACTAACAACTTATCATACTATGATGGCTTGATTAAGTTGATTGATGCTGCTTATGTTGGCACTTTAACAGGTAGCGTTACCAATGTAAACGCAAAGAAATTATCGGGAACTGCAGCCGTAACAAACGGCTCAGGAACTGTAACCGGAACTTCATCTTTATTCACAACTGAATTAGCAGTTGGTTCAAAAGTTGGAATCGTTGGTGTGCTTTACACCGTTACAGCGATTGCATCAGCAACCTCAATGACTGTTACTGCGGTTTATGCAGGAACAACCGCATCAGGGTTAAGCATCACAGGAGTAAACGCAGCGAATGAAAACTTTGCTTCACCTGTTACAAGTGTAACCGGCATCACAACTTCAAACGCTTTAGGAATTGCGCAATCAATTTTCAGAGCGATACCACAACAATTAATTGATAAATCTGATATTTCAATTTTCTGCGGATGGGATTTCTTCCGCACATTGATTTCACAAATCACGACTACCAATTTCTTTGCGTATGTAACTGATAGCGCAATTGCAAATGGTAGCTTAATGGTTCCCGGCACTACTTTAAAAGTTGAAGCAGTTGCAGGATTAACAGGTACCAATCGCCTTTTCGCAATACGCACCTCAGGAATGTTTTTAGGAACTGATTTGATGGATGAAGAAGAAAAGTTCACATTGATTTTTAACCCTTATCAGGGTAATCGCGGAGAGTTCACAGGTCGCTTCAAACTTGGAGTGAATGTAGCTTTCCCAACAGAAGTAACTCAATTTTTACTCGCTTAATAAAACTTTAAAAAATGGCTTGTGCTATAACATCAGGAATAAGTTCGATTGACTGCCGCGATAATGCCGCAGGGATAACTGAGGTGTTTATTACTGAACTTGCAAATAAAGATACCATTGGTTACACGAATGAAAAAATTACCACTTTCACTTTAGATACAGGCACACAGTTTTGGGAGTTCCAACAAATCAAAGAAAGTTCGGAGTGGAATGAAACCCCAAAGATAAACATACAAGGAGGAACAATTGGCTGGGAGCAAGATGTAACAATCGTCATCCCAAAGAGAACAACTACTAAACGGAATATCATTACTGAGCTTGCTCAGAATACTTTAATGATTATCTGTTTAGATTTGAATGGATTGTATTGGTTACTTGGTGAGATTCGCGGATGCGACCTTGCAGACGCAAGTAAGTACGCTTCAGGAAAAGTAATTAGTGATGCTAACGCTTGGACGCTTCAGTTCAAAGGAGCAGAAGCAGTACAGGCAAGAGAAGTTGATTCAGCTTTGATGGCTACTTTGATAGCACCTGCTGTATAAAAGTTTTAGTTTGATAATATAAAAGAGCCGTTCGCCATGAGCGGCTTTTTTATTTATAAACAAAATCCAAAATCTTGTATTTATTAATAGATGCTGAAACTAATTAAAGCCACGACTAACGATGTTGTATTAACTCTTAAAGAAAAAGAGATTCATACATTTCAGACATATATATTTATATTCAGAAGTTTGGATTCAACAACAAATTATGTGACATCACTTTTAAAAGCAGCTGATTCAAGTCCTTATCCATATCGTTACAATCGTTTTGATATTGTTGAAACTACCAACCCCGATTTAACAATTGGAGAAATTGAATTAGGGGTTGAAGGTATTTACTACTATTCAGTTTATTCAATTAATGCCACGCTCACACAGAATCAAGTTGAAGCAATAGAGCAAATGACACAAACGCAAATAGATTCTTACACTAACTACCAATTAGAAACCGGAATGTGCTATGTAGAAGGTTTTGTTAATAGCACTCCTTCTTATACTCCCGATGTAATTAACACCACAACCTACCAACCATCATGAAGAAGCCAACACCATTAGATACTAAAAACGGAATTGGCTCAATGGTTATTCAATTGGCTGCTCATAAAGTTCCTTTATTCGTTGAAGGAAGAAATGGTTATCAGGGCGGAATAGGAAGGGACGGTGACTTTATTATTTACGGATGGGAGCAAGATGATACCTATTGGAATAACCGATATTGTGATTACCTGTTACAATTATTTAATCGCAGTTCAAAGAATGGAGCTATAATAAGCGGCAAAGCAAAATACATTTACGGCAACGGATTTGATGAAGAATTAAAAGGAGTTGACGATATTGTAAAGTTAAAAGTTATAAATTGGCTTAAAACAATAAACCCAAAATATGACGCTGATGAACTTGCTAAGAGAATTGAGCTTGACTTTGAGATATTTGGCGGATTTTATTTATTGATAGTACCGAATAAAAAGAAAACAGGAATAGCGGCAATATATCATAAAGACTGGAGTGATTATCGGATTAAGAATAAAGACATGAATGCTTTTATTTATTGCGATTCATGGGATCCGAATATAATTGCAAATCCAAAACTGCATGAATCATGGAAGGAATATCCTGCTTTTGAAGAAGGAAAATATAATGAGCCGTCAATTTTCTGTTACCGTCAATACAGACCGGGACTAAAAACATATCCATTGCCTGAGTATGTAAGTGGGTGCGCCGACATTGAAACATCGGTAGAGATTTCAAACTACGATTTGAACAATGTAAAGAATGGATTTTGGGGCGGTAAAATCATATCATATAACAATGGAGTTCCTGAAGAATCTACTCAGGCAGATGTAGAAAGAAAACTAAAGCGGAAATTTTCAGGAACTGACAATGCAAATAAGTTTCTTGTTAATTTTTCAAACGGAAAAGATAATGCAGTAACAGTTGAAGATATAAGTCAGACGAATGCTGATAAGATTTTTGAAACTACCGACCCACGAGTAAGTGAAGGAATATTCGTTGCTCATAAAGTAACAAGCCCGATGTTATTTGGAATAAAAACAGAAGGGCAATTAGGTGGAACAAATGAACTACTTCAATCGTGGTCAATATTTCAAGCAAATTATATAGCACCACGACAAGCCGAAGTTGAAAAAGTATTCAACTACTTTGCTTCCATTGCAGGATTGCCTGAGGTGATAAAAATTAAACCATTGAAGTTTCCAATTGTATGGAGTGAGAATGTATTGAGCGCAAATCTTACAAAGGATGAAATTAGAGTAGAAGCAGGATATGACGCTATTTCTGTTGCCGAAGTAGTTCCGCCGGCGGTTGATGGAAGCGGTAATGCAATCTCACTGCCACAACCACTTGAAGCGGTGAATGAGAATTTAAAAAATCTTACTGCTAAACAGCATCAGCAGATAAACAGAATAGTTCGACAATTTACCAAACAGGTAATAACCGAACCGATGGCAAAGGCAATGTTAAAATCAGGATTCGGATTATCTGATTCTGACATCAGTGCTTTTTTAGGATTGGAGGCGAATGATGATGTTGAGATGATGAAATTTTATCAGGTTCAAAATGAAAAACTTTTAAAACTATTCTCTGAATTTGGAATGCCACGCAGTAAAGTTTCATTGATAGCGCGCCGCTTCAACTTCGCAGAGGATGAGCAGTATAATTTTTATGGTGCCGATGTGCTTTCAAAAAAAGAGGTTCAGGTATTAGCGGCTTTAGCGGAAGATAAATTAGTTGACCTTATTGCTATTGCAGCGGCTTTAAATATTTCAGTTAAAATTTTAAATGATATTATCGCAGGGCTGAAAGATTCAGG